CAAAACAAGCACAAGATAATGTTAATCAATTATCTAATTCAATTGGTAATGCAACTAAATCGTCTGTTAATTTAAAGGTTGAGTTAAAACAAATCACAACAGAACTTCAAGGTCTTGCACCTGGTAGTGCAAGATTTCAAGAGTTAACACAACGAGCAGGACAATTAAGAGACACAATTCAAGATACAAATGCGGTAATTAATGCAACTGCAGGTAATGTTACAGAAAACTTTGGTAGGGCATTAAGTAGTGCAACTCAATTAGGGGTTGCAGGATTTCAATCTGTATTAGCAGCACAAACATTATTTGGTGCTGAAAATGAAGCATTAAATAAATCATTGGCTCAATTTGGGGCATTACTTAATTTAACTCAGGCGATTGAAACCTTTGGTGGATTGGGAGACAAGATCACTCAAATCAAATCAGGGTTTATGGGTCTTGCTCAAACATTGGGTATTGTTACAGTAGCTCAACAGGCAACTGCGGTTTCGGCAACAGAAGTAGCAATAGCTGAAACTGCTGAAGCGGTTGCGGCTGATGGAGCAGCAGTTTCCACAGGTGCATTTGCCGTATCACTTAACGCATTACCATTGGTGGCAATTGTGACGGCAATAGGATTATTAGTTGCTGGTTTAATAACATATGCAAATAGTTCTTCAGAGGCTGCGGCAAAAGAGAAAAAGAAAAACGAAGAATTAGCTAAGTCTAAAAAAGTTCAGGAAGAATATAATGCGAGAATTAAAGAAAGTTCTAATTTATTTGCAAGTCAAATATCAGGATTCGTATCTTTAACCGCACAAATAAAGGCATCTTTACCGGGTTCTAAAGAAAGATTAAGTTTAATCAAACAAAGTAATGCCACTTATGGAACAACAATTAAAAATCTAAAAGATGAAAAATTCTTTCAAGATCAAGTAACAAAGTCGGTTTCTGACTACATTGCCTTTGCTCGTGTTAAATTTAGATTACAAGCAAATGAAAAGGCAATTGAGGCTGAATTTTCAAAACAAGAAACAACAATAGCAAAGTTATCAGGTTCATTGGGGATATTAAATACGGCTCAAAAACAATATATACTAAACTTTGCAAGACAAGTTCAAGCAGGAAAAGAGGTTGTTGGTAATTTAAACCTTTTAGATGCAGGACTTTTTGGTCAAGGAAAACAATTTCAAATATTACAAAACGAGGTATTTGATTATTTAGGTTCAGTTAGAATTTCAAATGATGTTATTGAGGGATATGGAACAACAATTAATGCTTTAAATAAAGAAATAAATTCAACATCAAATGCCTTATTTAAAGCGGCTGATGCCACTAATGATCACACACCCGCAATACAGAATAATATTGACCTATCAAATAAATATGCTGACGCACTTGAGAAAATTAAATCTGAAATTAATAGACAAACAGAAGCTGAAAAAGAATTAGAAAAAATAACCACGAGTAGAATTGATAATGTTCAAGAAAGAGAAATAGAACTTCTAAACAAACAATATGGTGATGAAAAACAAAAACTAATTAATGGTTCTATCGCTAGAGAGATTGCTGCCTTTGAAGAAAAATTTAAGGCTGAAGGTAAATCTCAAGCAGATTACGATAAAGGTATTGCTGAAATCAAAGCCAAAGGTGATGGAAACTTACTTGATAGTGAAAAGAAATTATTAGAGGCAAAGAAAACATTCTTAGATGAGGATATTCAAAATATTAAAGACAAATATACTTTAGAAGAACAGATTACAATTCAATCAACTAAATCAATTCAGGATCAAATAGAATTGATGGATCTTGAATTTCAGAAAGCACAAGAAATTAGAGAAATTACAAATGGTGTTGAAACTGAAGAGAAAAAACAAGAAGCCATTCTTGAAGTTAAAAAGAAATATCTTGATAAAGAAGTTGAATTGATTAAACGATCAGGTCAAGATCAGATTAGTGCATTAACTCTTCAGAAGGACAAACAATTACAGAATGAAGAACTTACCGCAGGACAAAGAAAAGAGATTGAAACGAAGTATAATCAGGATGTATTAAAGATAAATCAAGAAACTCAAACCAAAGTTCAAGAGACAATTGATGGTACTAAGGGAGTTCAAGAAACAGCACTTGATGGTTTAACTAAAACTCTTGACACTATTAGTAAATATGTTGATAAAATAGCGGAGATATGGTCTCAAGCGGGGGATTTAATTGCACAAAGAAACGAAGAAAGATTTAATGCCCAATCACAACAAATTGATAATTTATATGATAAGGAAAAAGAATCTTTAGATGGTCAATTACGAAATGAACTTATTAGTCGTGAAGAATACGATAATAAAATTAAACAATTAGATCAACAACGAGCACAAGAAGAAACACAATTGGCATTAAAGAAATTTAATGAAACCAAGAAATTAAATATTGTTAATGCAACCATTCAAGGAACACAGGCAGTATTAGCAGCATATGCGTCAGGTGCGGCTACTCCTATCATTGGTATTGCGACAGGACCTATTTATGCAGCGATTGCAGCAGCTTTTGCAGCAGCACAAGTAGCCATGATTGCCAACCAAACTTTTACTGCAGCTTATGGTGGTATTGTTCCTGGTGATGGTCCTAGTAATATAGATTCAATTCCTTCAATGTTAGCACCGGGTGAGTTTGTTATTAATTCACAATCAGCAAAAATGTATCCTCAATTATTAAGTCAAATTAATGAAAGTGGTGGAGGAAAACAATTGGTACCTGATTTACCTGCATCTAATACACAAGGAGTACCATCAACAGTATTCCAACAAGATAGTAAACAACAACCTATCCGAGCGTATGTGGTTGAAACTGATGTTAGTAGTACACAGAGACGTGTAGATAGAATAAAAAGAAGTGTAGAATTTTAACGATTAGACAAGATGATAAAATATGTATTTAAGAATATGGAAGAACCTACACTATATCTTGATTTTGAAGAGGATAATATGAATGAGGGGATGGATGCCATCTCTTTTGTAGATAAACCAGCCACAGACATTCAATGGAGGATATTTGAGACCATTGAGGAATCATACAATGACTATCCATTCAGTGCTGGTGATAATGCGTGTAGAGCATTAAGATATAAGGATAAACACCCTGATATAGATTGTGGAACAAGAGTTGGTTGGTCAAGAGCCAATCAATTATGTGGTAGAAGAAACATATCAATTGAGACCATCGCTCGCATGGCTTCATTCAAAAGACATCAACAGAATAAAAATGTTCCCTATGACAAAGGTTGTGGAGGATTAATGTGGGATGCTTGGGGTGGAGATGCAGGAGTTGATTGGGCAATTCGTAAAATGGAGAAGATCAACAAAGAATTAAGATTGTCTGGCTTTAAGAAACAAGAATTTAGTGATCTTAATGAGGAAAAACGAATGGTAACCTCACCTATTATGTTGGCTGAAACCCCCATTCTAAGATATAATCCTGATCTTGGTAAATACTGGGTTAAGTTTACATCAGATACCATTGAGAAAATGATGAAAAAATATTTCAAGGAAAACAAAATACACAAGGTTAATACAAATCACGATCCAAGATCTCGTAAAGATGGGATATATATGGTTGAAAGTTATATTGTGGGTGATAGAAATGAGTCAAAAGTTTTCCCTGATTTACCTGAGGGTAGTTGGATGGCAACATTCTATATTGAAAATGATGAGGTTTGGGATCAAATAAAATCGGGAGAATTTAATGGATTTAGTTTAGAAGGATACTTTATTGAAAAATATGAAGATGATATGATATCACGTATTGAAGAGGAGTTAGAAAGTATACTATCTTCAAGTGATACCGATGATGATAAAGAATTAAAAATAAAAAAATTATTAAATATAAAATAAAAATATGAAAAACTTCTTAATGCTTTTTACGGCTTTTATAAGTCCTTTATTACCACTGGCTTTAATCATTACCTTATTTATGATTATTGATACTTTTGTTGGAAGATGGTACGCAAGACAAAATAATGAATTAATAACATCAAGAAAAACAAGAATTGGATTTTGTAGAAAATCATTAATCTATTTCTTGGTTTTAATCTGTGTATATTTAATTGATAAATTTATCGTAAATGAAATAACAAAAAATTACATTTGGTTTGATTGGGCTTTCACCAAGTTTTTTGCCTCAATTTTAATTTGGATTGAATACACAAGTATTGATGAAAAAATTAAATGGATAAAAGGAAAAGGACTAACAGATAGGATTGTGGACTTTGGAAAATCACTTAAAAAGATAATAGGTTTTACAAAAGAAATTAACCCAAAAAATTAATGTATTAAACAAAAAATAAACAAATATAATTAAAATAAAATTATGAGCACAAAAACAAACATTTTATCCAAAATCAAAGAATTGTTCGCAGATCAAAAAATGATGGAAGATTACACGGCAGCAACAAATGAAATTATTCGTTGTTTAGGTGGTAGTTTGGCAGTAGGAGAAAGAGTCGCACAAGTAATTGGCGGTGTAGAAACTGATCTTCCTGACGGAAATTACCTATTAAATAATGGAAAGACAATTTCAACTATCGGTAATGTCATCAAAGAAGTCAACGAATATAGAGCCGAAGAAAATTTGGGTAAAACACAAATGGGATCTGATACCGCAAGTTCAGCCCAAGAAGATGTAACCATAGCTGAGGAAAATATGGCAGATTACAAAAATGAAATTATGACAAAACTAATTGACGGAACAGAAGTTAAAATCTTATCTAAAGGTGATGCTTTATCTGTTGGTGATGAGGTTTTGGTTAAGGACGCTGAAGGTAATTTTGGTAAAGCACCAGAAGGAGATCACGAACTTGAGGGTGGATTAACTATTAATGTTGATGCAGAAGGTTTTATTAACGAATTATCAACGGCAGCTGAAGAAGCATCAGACAAAAATAGTTCTGAAGAAATGAAAAGTATGTTTGAAGCAGTATCTCAATTAACTTTACTAGTGGGTGAATTGAAAGAAAGTATTTCAAATGTAACTAAAGAAAACACTGAGTTGAAAGAAAAATTCAACAAATTTTCTGCTGAACCATCAACAGAATCAGTAACAAAAAAACAAGAAATTCTATCAAAAACATCTGATAAGATGGATAGAGCAAAATTCTTCGGAGGAAGATAATTAAAATAAAAATAAACTAAAAAAACTATTTAAAAATGAGTTTAAATGTAGCAGGATTATCAGCATATGTAGATCAAGAACGTATGGCTTTAATCAAAAAAATGATCTTAGGTGGTCGTTCTACTCAATTCTTAACAATCCAACCTGATGTTAAATCAGCGGCATCAATCAACTTGTTGTCTTCTGACTTAGTTGCACAAGCAGGTGGATGTGGATTTACAGATGAAGGTGAGACTATCTTAACACAAAACACACTAAACGTTTGTCCTTTGAAGGTAAACGAATCCATATGTTTGGATACACTTGAGCAATACTATACTCAAGCAATGATGAATCCAGGTTCATATAACACAACTATTCCTTTTGAGCAAATCTACGCTGAGGAGAAAGTATCTCAAATCAGTTCATTAATTGACACATTGATTTGGCAAGGTAATACATCTGTAACTGGTAACACAGGATTATGTAATGGATTTATCAAATTAGCAAACACAACTTATTCAGGTTCTGTTGTAACAGGAAATGTTGGAGCACTTACTGCTATTACTGCAGGTAATATTGTTGCCGCAGTTGATAACGCTATTGAAGAAATTCCTGCTAACATCGTAGCAATGGATGACTTGTACTTATATTGTGGTTATGACTTCGCAAGAACTTACTTCACGGCATTAAGAAATCAAAACTTATACAACTACCCTTCAGTAGAAACAGGAGCAAATGATTTTATGATCACTATCCCTTCTTCTAATGTTAAATTGGTAGCAGTTAAAGGATTGAACGGAACTAACAAGTTCTTCATCTCAACTAAATCTAACTTATTCTTCGGATGTGATTTATTGAATGACTATGAGAACTTTGAATTGTGGTATTCTCAAGATTTCCAAGAAGTACGTATGGCTTCTAAATGGAAATCAGGTGTGAATGCAGCGTTCTGGGAATATGTTGTATACTTCAAATTAGTGTAATTAACCCAACTAATCAAGGGGGTGTAATTCCCCCTTATAAAATAAACTAAAAAAAATAAAAAAATATGTCTTTTACTTGTAACTTAACAGATGGATACGTTTTAGGATGTTCTTCTATCGGTGGTGTTGAAAAGGTATGGATTGGTGAATGGGTTGATGATGTTGTTATACAACAAGATTCTTGTGGTATTATCACAGGTATTACAACAACTGGTTTAACAGTATACTCTTTTGAACAGGATATTGAACACGCAGGATTGGCTCAAACAGGAAACTACTCTCGTGAGAACGGAACAGTATTCTACGAATCAATCTTATCTATTAAATTAATAACACTTGATTGTAACGTTCGTAATAGAATGGTAGAATTAGGTAGAGCACCTTTATTTGCGGTTGTTAAATCAAACGCAGGTGATTACTACTACTTAGGTCTTGAATCAAGTGGTAGAGCTTCTGCTGGTGATGCATCTTTAGGAACTGCTTTAGGTGATATGAATGGTCTTAACCAATCTATCTCTTGGAAATCTGCCAATGGTGCTTACTTAATCAATGGATCTTTAGTAGGAACTACAATCACTGTAGCGTAATCTTAATCTTCAAGGTCTTATGACCTTCTCTAGAACCCCCTTATCTAATTGGTTTGGGGGTTTTTTTTACATATCATTTTCATAAATGGTTATAATAATATCCCCAAATACCTCATCAAGTTCTTCTTGGAAAGAATAGATCTGTGATTGGACATAATCAATTGGAATTTCAGGTTCATTTTCTAACATCCAATGAGAGTGAGTAAATAGGGATACCACGTATCCTCTGTCATTTAATTCTTTAACTAAGTCGTTTGTCGTCATATTTCAATTATTTATACAAAAATACGTAGATTATTTGAATCTGCCAAACAAAAATCATCAAATAATATTTAATTAAAAAAAGATGATTAAAATTCCAAATTATCAAACATCATTAACTCCGTTTACTCTATTGGAGAAGACAACGTTTCCTTTATCGGCAACGACATATATATTAGAGTTAGATGGTAAGCAACTTAATGATCAAACATTATTGTTTTTGACGGGAGATACTTCAGCTAATATAAATAGATGGAATTGGTTTCCGATTGATTTAACACCATATAATCTTATTCAAGGTCAATATAGTTATAAAGTTTGGCAAACAACGGGAAACACTCTTACAATCACAGGATTAACGACTAATGATGTTGTTGAAACAGGAGCAGCTTGGATATATGGAACAACACCAGCACCTGCTCCTATTTATGTTTCACCTAATCAAACTAAATATGTATTTGAATAAAAAATTATGAAAGAAGAAATAAAAGAAGAAAAAGGAATACCTGTTAAAATATTCACTTTTAATGAGGCGTATATCCCACCTGTATACAGATTTGAGAAGAAAGGTGAGTATCATTTTTTAAGTTGGGGTAATTCAAATCAATATCCTGTTTATATCCTTGAACTTTATAATAATTATGGTTCTAGTTTGAATCGTGCAATTGTTAATAAGAAATCAAAGTTAAGTGCTGGTTTTGGACTTAAACCTATTGTTGATCAAAGATTACAATTGTGGTGTGATAAAAACAAAATACCTCATTTATTCAAATATTTGGCAAAAGATTTTGAATTGTATAATGGGTTCTGTATGGAGGTTAGATGGTCTCGTGATGGATCAACCTTTGAATTAGGATATGTTCCATTACATACAATTAGAATAGGTTTAAAAGAAGAAGAAGATGAGGCAGATTATTTTTGGTATAGTACTGATTGGGCAAATATCAAAAAAGATGAACATAAACCTGAGTATATTAAAAAATATGATCCTACTGATAGAACAGGTCGTCAATTGTTATATTATATTGAACCAAATCCCGCACATACCAACTTATATCCGATCCCTAATTATTCCACGGCAATAAATTGGATTGATTTAGATTACCAAATCAGTAAGTTCCACGTAAATCAGGTAAGACAAGGTTTTTCTCCTTCATTTATTTTGAACTTTGCTACAGGAATACCAACACAAGATGAACAAAATATGTTCTTCCGTGAGTTTCAACGTAACTATAAAGGTGCAGATGGAGCGGGTAAGATATTAATTACCTATTCTGATGGGGGTGAGTCAAAACCTGAGTTAATTCCAATACAATTAAATAACTCTGATGAAAGATTCTTAATGTTACAGAGTCAAGTTGTGGAACAAATCACAATGGCTCATGAGTTTCCAATCAGTTTGATTTCAACAGAACCTGGTAAATTGGGGTCATCTGCTGAACGTAAGGAAATGATGGCGGAACTACAGGTATATTATACAACTCAACGTCAAGAACAATTGGAATACGCATTAAATAATGTATTAAAAGATATTGGATATGTTGAACCTTTAAGATTAAAACAATATTCTGATGTTGATGAAACAGGATTATTAACACTAAACTAAATTAAATAAAATAAAATGAGTTACACTCCAATAGTATATTTCATATCAACCACATATCTTCGTGAAAATACTCCAATAGAGGACAACGTAGACGACGATAAAATCCTACCATATATTGTACAGGCTCAACAAACGATCCTTCAAGAAGGAATAGGGGAGACAGGTATGAATGCATTGAATACTGCAGTTCAAAATAATACTTTGACATCTGATGAACAAGCGTTTATGAGAAATTACGTTCAACCATTGATTGCTCAATACGCTTTCTATCTTATGTTTCCATTCTTAAATTGGAAATCTACAAATAAAGCGATATCAAAAGAATCAAGTGAGTTTTCAACACCAGCAGATTTGGATGAAATTAAGTATTTAAGATCATCAATATTAGATATGTCACAATTCTATAAGAGAAGAATGGTAAAATATTTATTAGATCACCCTGGAATGTTTATTTGGTATAGTAATCCTGATGCTTTAGATAACTTACCTAAGACCGCTCAAGCATATTTTACAGGTGTGTATATACCTCGTGGTGGTGTTAGAGGAAATATAATGAATTGGTACGAACCTTATGGTAGTACATTCCCTTGTGGATTCGGTCCTTGTTGGGATGGTAATTGTTAAACTTTAATTTAAGATATAATATGTGTGATATAACAAAAGAATGGAACATAGATGAACTATTGAACCATCCAAATCTTTCTGATGACTATAAATACCAATTCTTTAAGGATATGGTTGAACAGGAAGAATTTTGTGATTGGTTTGAAACATTAAACAATTTGGGTATTCCAATTGCGGGGTTGGGTATTACAGTAGCTGATTTAGATATCTTAGATTACATCTGGGACCTTAACGATGATGATAAGGGTATTCCTTCATCTACGACTCAGTTCTCTCAGGAGAACTTCTCTGTGATCAATTTATATAGATATATTTCAATGGAGTATGGACCGAGTAGTATCGGACCTAACACAAGAAGATTTTGTAAGATGTTGGTTAGTAGAACAAATGCATCTTTAATGAGACAACAAGATATAACAAGATTAAATTCATCTAACCCTGGATTAGGTAAAGGTGGTTCAGATTCTTATTCAGTATTTGATTGGCGAGGTGGTGCAAATTGCAAACATATGTGGGTTAAGTACAAGTATGATACAGAGTCAAAGAATTTGGTTAAGGCTCCATCTGCAGATCAACCAAGAAATATTCAAGTGGATGGAAAAGTCCCATACGCAAATGGAACAAATACTCCACCACCAAGAAAGTAATTTAAACCCCATTTAGTTGGGGTTTATCATTTTAATAATGTAATAATCACCCAAATTTAAATTAAATTGTAATGCGTGATCTATTTGGCGAATAGTATATTTGTAATCTAATTTCATTTCAATGTCGCTTCGTGAAAAACAAGGTATGTGTGTAATTGCAATTTTTTTATTTTTAATTACATACTTTGATCTTTTTCCAACAGATGTTTTCATTTTTTGAATCATATTGTATTTTATTGAACCCATATCACCAACCTTAAAATTTAATTTGGTTTTAATTTCATCTTCAGTTTTATCTTCCAATAACATCTTCATCAATTCTCTTTGGACATCACTAAACTTTGGATCATCTATACATTCAAATAATATTGATTTATATCTTTCTTTTTCCATTTCAACTTCATACTCAGGTTCTTCCCATTGAAGTGTAGTATCTAACTCATCGGTATAGGTTAATCTATTTTTATTATGAAATGAAAGACAAAAATTTCTAACAATTAGGAATGTATACCCCTTAATTTTGTCATAGTCGTCTTCTAAGACACCTTCGTCCATCTTCTCCATAATCTTAAGCCAACTATCTTGAAGTATGTCCATGCGATCTGTATATGGAATATAATTACATTGTCTGATCCCCAATACCAGACCCGTCAATTGTTTTTTTAATTCCTCGTAACTCTTCATTCTTTTCCTTTTTCTTTTTATGCCATTCTATCAAATTTGATTTCCACAATCCAGTAGCAAATGCGTGTTTCATATTTGCTGATCTTGAAGACCATTCCAAGTTTTCAATTCTATT